CGACGACTTCCAGTCGATGCGCAACGTGACGAGCGAGCCGCGACGGTAGCCTTTGACGGTACCGTAAGTGGAGTTAATCAGCGTCAGCACTTCGGTCTGGGTTAGGGAAAACTATTGCCTGTTCCAGATTGCGATCCAGCTTCCGAATATCGCGACCCTCCCGCACCAGCGGTTGTCTTTGGTGTTCCACAGGCGGAAGCGTATCTGGTTTACGTCGCTGGTATCCCAACGTTGTGCGGTGTACTCGCCGGCCTGGCCGAAACCAGTGCCGAACGGCCCAATCGTGTAGGCCGCGTAATCGGCTTTCTTCCCGTTTGGGGATTGGACGTTGATGTAGAATGTGCCGTCATTATTCGTGGTGACGGTATGGCCTCCGCACAGAATATACGGCATTCGGGTTAGGGAAAGCTACGCGGTAATCCAACAGCCGGATATACCGACGAATCGGCCGGTATATCCGGTGCCGTGCAACACCATTTTCCCCTCCGGCGTGCCGTAAAGGTAGAAACTGATTGCACCGCTGTTGTCGGTGCCGCGCATGACCGCGCGGGAATCGCCGGACGGTCTGAAACCCTCCGGGATTGTCTCGTTGACGGACACGTTGCTGACCTGAGTGAAATTGCTTGTCAGCGTGATATACGCGCAGGCGGTGACAATACGGCCGACACGAACCAGAGTGATATGCCTATCGGAATACGGCATCTTGACTTGGCCCGTGACAGGGGTTAGGGAATCCCGTTCAGGCTATTAGGGCTCGTTCCCAGAGGCGTTGCGCGTCTCTCAAAGCCGTGATATCCGGTTTGAGATAGTACTTTGCGGTGGTTTTGATGTCGCTGTGTCCGAGCATTTTCGACACGATGGCGATATCCGCTCCCGCCGTCAGAGTGTTCGTCGCCCATGAGTGGCGCAGGTTGCGTGCGGGCACATGCGGCAGATCATGCCGCTTGCAGTAGGCCTTGTATTGGCGTGCGGCTTGCGGCGGGGTGAGGGTGCCGATGAGTCGGCCCCCCTCGCGTGGCCTGAGCTCGCGCAATCGTTTGACGGCGAAGCGCGGCAATGGGAGCGTGCGGCGGCTCAATTCGGTTTTCGGCGGCACTGTGACCTCATGCCCGCCCACCCATTGCAGACCGCGCTCGACATGCAGGACACCTGAACGCAGGTCAATATCCGACCATTCGAGCCCATACCCTTCCTCGGTGCGGAGCCCGCATGAGACGGCGCAGATAAGCCACGCCTCCAACGGATGCCCGTAAAAGCCCTGCAACAGCAATCGCTGCTGACGAATAGTCAACAGCGCCGGCTCGTAATGCGGTTTGGTGGGGAGTTGGATGTCGCGTCTCGTGATGTCCACGTCCAGCAGGTTCCAGCGTATCGCCCGCCTGAGTATCGCGCGTAGTACGGCCCATGCCTTGCGTGCGGCACCGGCAGTGTCGAAATTCGCAAGCCATTTGTCCACAAGCTCCACGCTGATCGCGTCCATCTGCATTCCGCCGAATGCGGGACTGATATGCAGCCTCCACGTGGACTCGTAGCCGATGCGCGTGGATTCGCGTAGGTTCCGCGTGCAGTACGGGCGGAATTTTGACTCCCAAAACTCTTGTAACAGCATTTTTTCAACCTCCAAAAACCCACACGCCGCACGGCCAATCCGCGCGGGACAAGCGTGTGGGTTTTCCCAAAAAAAGAAGGGAGCGGGGATGCCTCCATTCCAACAGTTATTCGGTTCCGTGGAGTTTTGGAGCGCGTTGATTCTCGCGCTCATTGGCGGCGGTGGCGTCGGTGGTCTTGTGGGAGCGTGGAGCAACCGCAGGAAGAACGAGGCCGATATCGACAGCATCACCGCCGACGCCGCCGACAAGGCGGTGAAGATTCTCACGGAAAGCATCATCGACCCGTTGCGTGAGCAGGTCGCTTTTCAGGAGACCCAGATTCAGCATTTGGAGGAGGTGCAGCGCAAGTATTTCAAGATCGTGGCCTATGTGCGCAGCCTGTTCCACTGGCTGCAATCGTTCTGCGAAGTGACGGAACCCGAGTTTTTGAAACGTCATCCCAAGCCATCGCTGCCGGACGAGCTTCGCCCGGACGTGGCCCCCGAAACAATCGAATCCAATAAGGAGGAACAGTAATGACCCAAATCCATATTTCCATCAGGAAGCCGAAGACGGGCGGCTTGGACCCGGTCACCGGCACGATGCGGTTCCGCCCGGTGCGTCGTCACTTCGACGCGGCGAAGAATCTTATTATCGCGGCCTCGTTCGACGCGAATCTGTCCGAAACGGGTGAGCTGACGGTTGACCTGCTGCCTACGACTCCTGCGTTTGTGTGGCAGGTCGTGGAGTTGGCTGATTCGCCGCAGGCGTACATGCGTTACGTCGAAGTGCCGGACTCCAAGACCAAGGTCGAATACGCCGACCTCGTGGAGGTTGACTCGGGCACGTTCGTCCCGAAGGACATGCAGGGCTCCCAATTGCTGAAGGTTCGCCACGCTTCCACCCAGTCGGAGGCTGAGACGCTTTCCGCCCGATACCCGGATGCGGTGGTGCTCTTCGACGAGACCGCCACGACCATGAAGGCCGCTATGGCCATGAGCACGTTGGAGTCCATCACGGCCGAAGCTCAAACGAACGCCGCGTTGGCTGGGAGCGCCATGCTGAGCGCACAGTCCTCGGCTGATTCCGCGACCGCCACCCAGTCCGACCTTAATATCCTCGCGTCGAACGCCAACACGTTGGCGGCTAGCGTCGCCAATGATTCGCAGACCGTGGCCGACACCGCCAACGCGGTTGCGGCGAAGGGCGAATCGGCTATCGCCACCATCGATTCGACGGTGCAGGCGGTCAAGGACAAGGCGGAGGCTGCGACCACCGTACTGCCTTCCACCGGCACCACCGAAGGCACCACCGACACCGGCACCACCGAGGAAACCACGGAGGAACCCGGCAAGGACTCCACGCCAGCCAAGGCCAAGAAGGCCACCGTGAAGGGAGCCTGACCATGCCAGCCCTATACGCCGGCAAACGTGTCGGCAAACCATTATTGAACGGCCACACGTACAACGCCCTATTCAACGGCAAACTCGTATGGCCGCTGGACAAGGACACGGTGGTCTCCATCGAGATCACGGATGATAAGGGCAAGCCGTTGCCCAAGTCTCTGGCCGTATCCGGCACCCTGAAACTGGGGGCGAAAGCCACCTACGCGGACGGTCATGTTGGCGACCTGCTCACCACCAAGGACGTGACGTTCGCGAGCAGGGACACTTTCACCGCCACGGTTTCGGGCAACACGCTCACGTGGCGGCATGGCGGCACGATTCTCGTCACGGCCACCGTCAACGGTTTCACTTCCGCCGCCGTGTCCATCAGCGCGGCCTACGCGCCCGAGTCCATCAAGGTCACGGACGATTCCGGCAAACCCATCGACAACATCACCCTGCGCGTCGGCGAGAGCAAGAACCTCAAGGTGACGATCCTGCCCGATGCGGCATCGCAGGAGTATACGGCATCCATCAAGGATGTGAGTCTCGCATCAGTCAGACAACAGTAAGGGGCAATATCATGCCAACGGCGGATTCTAGTGGTGGTTGCAACACCTGAGGTTTGAGCGGCCTTCCATGGTCACGTTGTCGGTTGTTGAGGTTATCACGCGGCGTCGAGCAGTTCGATGATCTTCTCGCTTGGTTTCATGAACCCGAGGGTTTTGCGTGGCCGGTCGTTGAGTTCCTCGGCGACCGCGTCGAGGTAGTCCTCCGGGTAGACGGATAGGTCGGTGCCTTTGGGGAAGTACTGGCGCAGGAGCCCGTTGGTGTTCTCGTTGGTGCCGCGCTGCCACGGGGAGTGCGGGTCGCAGAAGTAGACGGCCATGTCCAGCGAGGCGCCGATCCGTTTGTGCAGGGCGAGTTCCGCTCCCTGGTCCCAGGTCAGGCTGTTGCGCAGGAGTTTGGGCAGGTGCTGCATCTTGTCGATGATGGCCTGCTGGACGTGTTCGGCGTCGTGCCCGTCGGGCAGGTGCAGCAGGATCGTGAACCTGGTGGTGCGCTCGACGAGCGTGCCGATGGCGCTTTTGTTGCGGCTGCCGGTGATGAGATCGCCCTCCCAATGGCCCGGGACCGCCCGGTCCTCGATCTCCGGGGGTCGCTCCGAGATCATGGCCATGGGTTCGCGGAAACGGGGTTTGCGGCCTTGGCCGCCTTGGGGTCTGCGGGCGGTTCGCCCCTGCCTCATGGCGCGTTTCAGCTCCTGCTTGAGTTCGCCCCTGGCCTGCAGGTAGATGGCCTGGTAGATCGTCTCGACGCTCGCGTGCATATCCCCATTATCCGGGAAGTCCAGCCTCAGCCGGTTGGCTATCTGCTCCGGGCTCCAATGCCTGCGCAACCCGGCGGCGATCTCGTCCCACAGTCGCGTGCCCTCGGCCGCCTTGCGCGGTTTGGGGCGTTTGAGCCGGTCCGCGGCCTTCTGCTGGGCGCGGTAAGGCTCGTAACCGCCGGACTCGGGATTCCTGTTGCGCTCGACCTCGCGGCTGACCGTGCCGGGGTCGCGGCCCAGCAGGCGGGCGATGGCGCGGATCGAATCGCCCAGACGCAGACGGTCCGCGATCTGGATGCGCTCCTCCTGGCTCAGGTATCGCGGATGGAGGGTCTTGGGTTTGTCCATGGTGGAACGATACCAGTCCACCAGGGGTTTCTCGTTCCTTCCCGTGGCGCGCGTCCTGCCGTTGCGCCACGCCTTGCCGGTGCGTTTCGAGACGCCGACCGCGTGCGCGGCCTGGGTGAAGTTCATGCCTTCCTCGTCCAGCAGGCGCACGTACTCGGCGCGTCTCGCCTCGCACATCAGCTTCCTCGTCGGATATTCGACGCCGTTGAACGTCCAACGGTGTTCCCCGCCACGGTCTTCGTTTCGGTGGCTTCTGGTCACCTGACCCTCCTTGCGGTAGGTCAGGTGTTGCAACGATCACTAGAACCCGCCCCATCTACCGGAACTTGTGCGGGGGGGTAGGGGGAGTTACATTATTCGGTGCAGTCATAGGAATCTCCTTAATCTCTTGGAAACCTGAGTAGGTTTCCCTCCTGCGAGCCATCGACCGGATTCGGACCGGTGACCTGCGCATTACGAGGGCGCTGCTCTGCCAGCTGAGCTACGACGGCGAAAAACCGTTCCGGCATGAGGAACGGCGGATGGGCCATGCGAGCAAGGGATTTCTAATCCTACGACCGGTTCATGCCGCCGACCGTAGACTGCTCCCATTCGGGAACCCAGTTTTTTCGCATGTGGCCACTGGGCCCATCGTGCTTCGACGGGATTCGAACCCGCATTACTCCAAAAAAACAGAGCATCCTACCGTTAAAGGACGAAGCGGTGTTGCGGATACGATGCTGGAGAAGCGGTTCTGTTCAGGCCACTGAGGTGCAGGCCTGCGCCTTGACCATCGTTCCACTCCGCCCCAATATGGCAGCGGGCGGGTGGTGGCGTTGACATCATATTCCGCAAGAATATGAGCGGAAGTGGGCGCTGCAACGGTTACGGGTCCCAGTTATGGAGAGAACCTACCGTAGCATCGTTCCCGTTCCGTCAGACGTTCGAACCGGATCGGGTGGCGTTGACGCCGTTGCTTCCGCTGGTGCTTTCGCCGGGGTTCGAACCCGGACTGGACAGTTCCTTAGACTGTTGCCTCTACCGGTTGGGCTACGAAAGCATGTGCGGATACCACCCTTTCGAGGTCGCAATATCCGCACAGTCCACAATCGATCCGGCCACTCGTGCCGGATCCTTGCACTCATGCTTGCGGTGGACGCGCATACTGCAGCGTGAGGCATGACAGGGATCACAGGGGCTGAACTCCCATGCTCCGCCGAGACCGTTCCCACATCCTGTGGGTCGGCTGACAAGAAACGCGGTCGCCCGCGTTCCAGGGAACCTTTTCCGCACTGGGCGGATAGGCTGATCGGATTCGCGCCGACCCCTCCGACGGGGGCTGTTCGCATCATCCTGGAATGATGGGCGCCGGCGATATCCGCGTGTCCGTCGAACAAACGGAGGCGCGGATCATCGGACACGATCCACATGGTCATGGCTTCCCCGCCGGGAACTCCCAACGGGCATGGAATCGTATCGAGCGGTGTACGGGAATCGAACCCGCATCATCAGTTTGGAAGACTGAGGCACTAACCGTTGTGCTAACACCGCAAACAGGAATCCGCAGACACCGTATCAGAAAGCGGATTCCCTAGCGGACGCCACGGGATTCGAACCCGGATCTCCACCCACAGGGGGTGGCGTGCTGCCATTACACCAACGCCCCGCACGGGTCATGAACTCCGTGCGTTCGCCTAGCCGTGATTCGTCAGGGTGGAGGCCGGCCATGGACTCCGTCGCCCGCATCACGCGGTCCGTGTTCGCATGATGCCCCTTTCGCCGCTACAGCCATGTGATGCGGCGTGCATCGAACGGGGGCGCGGTATTCGTCCCCGTGGGTAGGAGCCTTCCGCCGGGTCGGCTTCAGGCTCCTTGACTGTCCAACGGTTCCGTTTTTACCGAGTGCGGGAACCGTCAAAATACGGCACTCGTGCATTGCGCTGGAATCGAACCAACGACCTCCCCGTTATGAGCAGGGTGCTCTAACCGACTGAGCTAGCAATGCGATTATCGGATGCCGACGCTGAACGGCTTAGCCTAAGCTGAAAGGACTAAAAGGCTGCAATGCCATCCATCGCTCCATCCCATTCCCCATGGATCGAGAGAACAGGCGGTGACGTTGACGACGGTATCCTAGTGCCTCGTGTTGGGCTTGAACCAACGACCATGGAGTTATGAGCTCCGCGCTCTAACCGACTGAGCTAACAAGGCATCGTGCCCATGGCCGGAGTCGGACCGGCTGCGCCCGGTTTAGGAAACCGGCGCTCTATCCGTTGAGCTACAAGGGCGTTGCCTCGTGATGCACGAGCCGTACGAGGCGCGACGGTTTGAGAGAGAAGAGAAGAAGGGCTCCGTGCATTATGGTTGGCGGAGTTTTCGTGCGTGCCCTCAACGAGAATCGGACTCGTGGCCTTCCGTTCCGGAGACGGACGCTCTATCCACTGAGCTACAAGGGCGTGGCGTCGTTTCGCGGCTTGGGTGACGCCTGATTCCCTGTATGTCCGGTACAACAAGCATCGAATCGAGTGTAGAGGGAAAATCAATTCGACGTGCTGCCGCTAAGCTCCTCCTCCTGGTTTCGAACCAGGACTATGGGTTCCAAAGACCCGTGTGCTGCCGTTACACCAAGGAGGAATGTGCGCGAACGCATCGGACACGTATGCCCGACTGCGTTCCGCCATGCCGATCCAACCCGTTTTTTTGCTGACTGGATTCCAGGCCCTATCCCGTGGCCTATCACTGCAGATCGGCTAGCGGATGGTGCGAGAGTCGAACTCGCCAGGGACTTCCGCCCCAACAGTCTTAGCAGGACTGCGCCTTTGCCGCACGGCCCACCATCCATGCCAGTGTTTTCAGTACGGGGCACACCGGCCAAACCTCGATAAACCCCTCATGGGAACGATTTTCATGCGGGGTTCGCGGAGTAGGGAGGATTCGAACCTCCGGGGGCTTGCGCCCCTGCTGCTTTCGGGACAGTCGCATTCGACCGCTCTGCCACTACTCCACTGATCCACACGAAGGAACAAACTGGTCGACGTATTCGTATGGATCTCGTGCTCCCGGTGGGATTCGAACCCACGACCATAAGGTTAGAACTCTTCTGCTCTGGTCCGCTGAGCTACGGGAGCAAGGTGGATGCCTACTTCGGTTCAAGAAAAGCGACAACCCTTTTCCAAAGGAGTAATTCGTTTTTTGGAATATTGTTATTGCCTAGGCATCCACGTTTTCCGCCTTCTTTTCGCGCGTGGTCTGCGGATACCACCGGATTTGCGATGTTGCGCTTACGCATGGCCTTGTGCCATGCGTCGTGTTCCCGGCAGGCTTCGAACCTGCGCCGAACGCCGTTTAGGGGCGTGCCTCTGCCGGTTGGGCTACGGGAACTTGGCCGACTATTCCTCACCACGGTCGACCTTCGTGGCCGATATCAACCTGAGCATCCCGAAATAGAGGGGAAGAATGGGATGCCGGTCATGGGGAAGAATGCGGGGCGATGGTTCCGGTCGAACAGCCGAAGAGAATAGAAAATCCTTCAAACGACGATCGGAACCGGGTGGAACGGTATCATTCGGCTTGACGAATCCGTGAGTGAGTAAGGAGCCAAACAATACCGTCCTGGCGCGTCGGGTGAGTCTCGACCTCACACCCACCGGTTTTGGAGACCGGTACTCTGCCGTTAAGCTACCGACGCATGTGGAGCAGGAAGCCGAAGATAGGCAGCGGAATAGCTTCCTGCTCCGAGTGCCCTCGGCGGGGTTCGAACCCGCAACCTCTGGTTCCGTAGACCAACGCTCTGAATCCGATTGAGCTACAAGGGCGATGGCACATTTCGTTCCTTTAACGACGTACGCCTGTGCCGGGCTGTGTTCGGCATGGTCCTCATTGATGTCGCTCCGGAGACCATCGCTGCAAAAAGAGCGTCCTCCCCATCCGTCCTGAATGACAGATGGAGGGAATCGGGAGACTGGATTGGGTTTTACCAGCAACGTCGAGGACAAACGAGATCATCTGAGATCCCCTCTGGACGTGCCGCCGGTTCGGTCGCAAACCACCCTGCCGGGCCCGGCTCATCTTATCGTCTCGTTTCCGATGCGATTGTTCGATCACTCCCTGAAAGCAGTCCATTGATCGGATGGATTGCTTCGTGCCTCCGTCTGGAATCGAACCAGCATCCACGGTGCTTCAGACCGTTGCTCTACCATTTAAGCTACAGAGGCGCCGTACGACGGACTGTTATGGGATCTGGGTTATAGGCCCTTCCCTGGTCCGTCGCACTGTGTGTTTTCCTTCCCTTGTTTCGCGCGCGGCCGGAAGAAGAAGTTGCCGCAGCCTATCTGATAATAGATTGATGCGCTTATGCATGGCGATGTACCAAGCATCGTGCCCCGACGGAATTACGATATCCGGACCCAGTGCTTAAAAGGCACCTGCTCTTCCTCTGAGCTACCGGGGCGATGGCATGTTCCCGTCCTTGACGCTGCGTGCCCATGCCGAGGCTGTTCGTCCATGTTTTCTCCGGAAGCGTCCACATGGAAAGGACGGTTACGAGTCCCATTGTTGGATCAGATCCATTGTTTTGGTTTTCCGGATAGAGCGGATGACGGGGTTCGAACCCGCGGTTTCCTGCTTGGGAAGCAGGCGTGCTACCACTGCACCACATCCGCATGGCCGTGCTTTTTTCGGATACGTCGCACGGCAGTGACGTATAGTCCGCCAGTCGAAAGAGGGATGGCTGGCTTCCGAGTGAACGTCCGGGGCTTGCACGCCGGATGGGGCTTGGATGCCTGCGTTCGCCAACGCTCTTCGACCCTTCTTGCCAGTGGTCACGGATGTGTTGATTCCGCCGGCCGGCGCTGCCGGTCGTACTGCCCGGGCATCCTCCCGCCCGGGTGAGATCCATGGGAAGCGATATTCCCATGCGAGTCGGATTGACAGGATTCGAACCTGCGACCCCATGCTCCCAAAGCACGTGCGCTACCAAACTGCGCCACAATCCGTTACACCGGTATGAAAGTCGAACCGCTCACCACTGCTTCCTTGGGAGATTCGAACTCCGATTGTGGTTTCCAATCAACGTTTCCGAGCCCCTGTTCCATCCAGCTTTACCTGTCGTAGCCGACGTGATATTCCTATCCGCCGATCGTTGGCTCTATACCACTACGCGAAACCGCATGTTGGGCGTTGTCTTTCACCAGGCCATCCAGCCTTTCATACCTGCCGGTACTAGCATTCCGGCAAGCTGATGGAATGCACTCCATCAGCTGCGTGGCTCCGGGTGGATTCGAACCACCAACCATGCACGCTCCGCCGTTTGAGCTACGAAGCCGGCCGGAACGCGTCGTCTCATGACTGCGTATTATTCCGGCTTTTACCGTTCGCTGTCAGTCTAATGAGACTGGCCTGACAGCGGATAAAATCCGTTTGTTGTTTAGATACTGTGTACAAACGAAAACCACAGCACGGCCTTGAAGGCGCCGCTACCTGTTAATCCGCCTGTTTGCAACCAGGCGGATAGTGGTGGCGGGAGGACTCGAACCTCCGGTGTTTCCTTGTCGCAGATTTACAGTCTGCTGCCGTCGCCGCTGGGCCACACCACCGGTGCATCGCTTCTGCCCGTCACGGTGCGATGCGTACCGTGCCTGATCATCTGTCCCCGCAGACCGTGAGTCTGCACAAGCTCATGGGAGATGGATCAGGGTCGTGGAGCTGCCGAGAATCGAACTCGGGTCTGGCCTGCTGTCAGCCTTTGCTTGCTGTTACGTGCGTAGGGGTTTATCCCCACTTGCGTGGGGAAGGTCATCCGTGGACGGGTGCGTTCGGCGAACCCGCACGGCTTGTAGACGATGTTCATGTACTGGTCAGGCGAATCCATCGTCCGACTGTCCGACCAGTCCGATTCAAAGTTTTCCGGCTTTGACCTGTTAATCGGCAATGGGATCAAAGTCGGGTTTCACGCTGTGAGGGTGAAACGGGAAGAAGAAACGGTGTTGGCGTTTATTCTTGTGGCAAGGTTGATGACGGTTGTCCTTGCCGGCCTCCGGCACGTAGCAAATGGTTTCCCGCAGGCTATCAAAAGCCTGTCAGCCCCAGCGATATGGGTTGAACGGCGTGAACTTCAGCCGTTCAACCCATGTCTTTACTGCTGCCACCTTGCAAGGGTGGCGCATGATCCAAGGTCTTGTCCTCACGCCCATGCGGGCTAGAGTTGCCTTGGACAAGAATGTTTTTTGGTGTCTCTCTTCGGTTTTCAAGCGTCCGCATCACGTGCGTGGTGTAGTGGTTGGCTTCCTACGCAGGATGCTTCGCGACCGCCCCGGTCTCGCTCCGGGATGATCCGCTTTTGTCGGATTGCAGTCTTGAGAGAAGTTGAAGAAATGATCCGATTTGATGGATCCTTGAACCTCTTTCATTTCTATGTGGACGTATTCAGTATAACAAGTATTTTGGTGTTGTCAAAAAGAGAAACCCTATAAACAAGCCAAAATATTGAAATATCAACGGTTAATAACAAAAAAATATGTTTGATATACGGCGTGTCGCACCGGGAAAAAACCCGGACAAGCACCACCAAACATCGTTTTTTCGTATTCCACTGATTGCCGGTACCATAGAGAACCATGACCAACAACAGTCCGGACAACACGAAACCAGCTACCCATTCAACCGACCTCGTGCTCGACCGGGTAGCCACGATCTCAGACATCGAAAACCGTTTGCCGGACAGTAAGGAAATCTGGTACGGGCACAGCATCCTCACCAGCACCCTTTTCCCCGCCACTCCCCCGGCGGAAGGCACCGACTTCGTGAGCAAGGACAACAGTACCGTCGAATACATCCTTGAAGCCGGTATCGATAGTCTCACCAGGTCAAGGGACTTCCCCTATGGGAAATACCCTCGACTGTTGATGGCATGGATGGCAAAGCAGATTCGCTCTGCGGGAACGAGGAAAACCCCGACCGTTGACCCGTCGCAGCGCACCATCACGATTCCCAGCATGTACCAGTTGTCCGAAGAGCTCGGCATACCCCGTGGAGGACAGTCATCGAAACGTTTGCAGGAACAGTTGCGCCGTCTCCTGTACTGTCATATCAGCATCAGGCAGAAAACCGGGTTTGCGGGCAACCGGGATCGGTTCGACTCCGTGAACATGCAGATGGTGAAGGCCGTCAGCTTCCTGAACGATAACAATAATCAGGATTTCAGCGGCGCCAAGTTCATCCTCACCGATGAAGTGTGGGACAGGCTCGCCCAGGAGTCGGCACCATTCGACACTCGTGCCACCAACTACCTGCTGTCAGGCAAATCAGTGCTCCCCTACGACGTGTACGTGTGGCTGACCGGAACATTCCGCAACCTGCATCACGACCTCACATTGGATTGGGATTGGCTGCACGGACGTTTCGGCGACAGCATCAAGGAACGCCGCGTGTTCAAAGCCAAGTTCCGTGAAGCATTGAAGAAAATCCACGACGTATATCCCACAGCCAACGTGGAAACCACCCGGGACGGCATCATCCTGCACCCGTCGCCAACGTCCGTCCCACCCAAGGCGGAACGGCGTGCTTTGAACGAGGGGCGGGACGATTGGCAGTGATAGTCCGCTAATCATCCCCACCTTATTCGCTGATGCAGATAAGTGCTTAATGCAGTCGGTTTTGATTTTCAATGTTTTCGGACTTCGGCAACGTTCTATCGGCTAGTATGCGGTTTTAGGAGGCCGATTCCATCACTGGTGTCAGCGGAATCGGCCGGTGTACCTATTTAAAAAAAGCACGGAGCCCCCCCCCCCCCCGCATTTTCATCGAGGAGGGAACGGTAAGGAGCTTCCATGAAACACGCACTTCGCAACCTCGCCGCCATGCTGGCCGCGACGGCCACATTATGCATGGGATTGGCGGCGCCCGCGTATGCGGACGAGGCGGACGGAACACAACAGCAGGCGCAGGCGGGACAGGCGGCCGTCCAGGCGGACCCGTCGCCGCAATCACAGGCGGATACCCGGCCGCGCGGGTCGGGCGATCCGGCGGCCCCGGATGTGAACATCCACGACATGCTGGATTCGGATGCCGCGTACGTGAGCAGGCTGAAGCTGGCGGGCATGGTGACGGGCACCGCCCCGTATGACGCGGACGATGCGCGCGGCGACGACAGCGGGCCGGACAACCTGATCGTCCGTTCGTTCGACACGGTCACCTACAACTACGATTACACGGTCACTCCGGATGACACGATGACCTATTATCGTCGCGCGCGCGTCGGTTTCCGGTTCGAACTCCCGTATCCGAAGAGCATGGTCACGTTCGACCCGGACAGCATGGGCTGGTCGGACACGACGAAGGGTTACGAACCGAAGACCACGACCGAGACGATAAACGGGGTGGAAACCCAGGTGTTCACCTGCTACCGTCTCCTGGAGCCCACCAGCTCGTCGCCGACGACCGTGCCCGGCACCAGTAGCATCAACCTCGCCGTCAAGGTCGCGGGAGCGCCCAACGGGTACAAATTCCATCCGACCGTCAAGGCATGGGCGCAGCCGAACGACCGACGGCACCGAACCGCGCGGGACACGCCGGCCGACGTGACCGTCAGCGCGAAAATGGGGCTGAACCTGTCCGTGGGCAACCTGTCCCGTCGTTCGCAGGGCCGGTTCGACTTCTCCGCCGACGGCACGGCCGTCAACCATGAGAAGGGCAAGGTGCGCGGCCTCGCCTACGGTTTCACCATGAACCTGACGATCCGCAACCATGATCTGTCCAAGGGGCTGAAAGGCTTGGAGATGCCCCAGGGGCCGATCAGCTTCGACGTGAAACTGTCCAACGTGTTCAACGACGAGGGTTCGGCGGAACGGCATCCGGCGGAACGGAAATGGCAGCCTTTGCTGTGGAACTGGGGTCCCGCCTCCGCCGGGCAGAGGACCATGCGGTATTCCGCCAGGAACGCCTACGAGTGGGATTACCCCGGCACGCCGCTCATCCGGCAGAGCCAGCAGCCATGGACCATCACCCAGACCATGGGGACGACGGGGGTCACGCTTCACGTCACCGTCAACGACTGGATGGACGATCCGCTCCAGTTCGCCAAACGCAACTGGAACGGACTGGTCTCCGACAGGGGATGCTCGGGCATATGGATGGACGGCGGCTGCAACGCCTGGCAGGTGGGCGCACTGTCCACCCAACTGTTCAACATCATCCTGCCCACCTACGAGGGCGACACGAGCGTCGCCGAATACTACGGCGGCAGGGACCAGACCCTGAACCTCGCCGTTTCGGACGCGAACCTGAACGCCACGAGCCCGACCGGCGACCGGCTTCCCGCGGCGGCGGACAATTCGAACCAGACCGCGACCAATGACGACAGGCTCGCATCCACCGAGGTCGTGCGCTCGCCGGGCGGTTTCATCCAGAGAATCTACTACACGTCATGCGACGGGGATTCCACCGGAGCATGCCAGTCCGGCATGGACGGACTGGACTGGACGCATGACTGGAGTGATTCCACCGATTCCGGACTGCAGGGGCAGGTGGCGAACATCGGCATGCAGCCCACCTTCCAGCAGCCGGTATCGGGCCTGCCCGTCGGCGTCATGGGATTGGCGAAGATCGACCCGACCGTCATGCAATTCACCCCCCCAACACATGAAACACTCCTTCTGGCACTTCTGGACCGGCAATGTCGGTCGCGACACGCCTCCCCCGACCATCTACTACGCGACGAAGAAGGACGGAAGCGCATGGGCCTCCGACGACGAGCAGCGCAGGGCCGGCATCGGCGACCTCGACTACTGGAACAGCATGGGCGAAGCGAAAAAACACGGGACGATAGTCGCCGCCCTGTTCGTGTCCAACGATGCGGCGGCCAGCGGGTACAACACGGCCCGGCTCGACTACTTCGCCCGTTTCAACGCGAAGGTCCGGGACGACGCGCCTCTCGGCGCGGTCGGCCAGATCACCGGCGTCACCGTCGCATGGAAACGCTCCGACGTGGAGAAGCTGGCGGGATTGGATCCGGAGACCGCATCCGACAAGGCGTGGACGGACTGGGCGGCCAGACAGGATTTCCTCAGACTGTTCCGCGACGGGACCAGACCGTCCCTATACTACGACGGGTCGAACTACGAGAAGGCCGTCTACGATGAGAACGGATACGCGGGCGGCGGCACCGGCAGCAACAACAGGGGCGACAGCCTGCTCATCGTCGGGGAGAAGCCGCGGATCGGCATCGCCATCTCGCAGACCGCGGCATCCGGCGGGACGAAAAGCATCTACGATCTGGACAAGGAGCAGCGCACCGCCGACTGGAGGGTCGGCCTGAACGCGACCACCGGCCGGAACGGTTCGGGAGGCGACTACACGACCGACCTGTACGCGACCGTCACCCTCCCCAAGGGACTGGCGTACGTTTCAGGCAGCTCCCACCTCGACGGCACGTACACGGAACACACGCCGGAACAGGGCACCGTATCCGGCGGCACCCGGATGGAACCACAGGCCACCGCGAACGCGGACGGCACGACCACGTTGAAATGGACGGTCAACGGCGTGAGGGCCGACGGCTCCACCCGGAACCTGAGATTCAGCACCACGATCGGCGACGCGGCGGACCCGGATCATGATGCGAGGAACAACGACTCGTACACGGTCACCGCATCCGTCACGTCCAAACGCAACAAGGCCAAACCGGACAAGGATGCGGGCACCATCGCATCCGCGACGATCAAGGTGAGCCGCACGCATGCCAGCGCCCTGGCGACCCGGGCGAACCCGCTGCTCAACGACATCGCCTCCCCGTTGGGATTCTCGAACATGCTGGCGAATCCCGGCAATGATGCGAAACCGGATCCGTATGCGGTGGACATCATGCCATACACGGGACCGGGCAGCCCGTCGAAATACGAGGGCTCGTACACGCTCACCGGCCTGAAGGCCACGGGGGCGAACGGGGCGAGCCCGGCGGGTACGGCGTTCTGGTTCACCACGGACACGCGATACCGGACCATGGATGCCGCCAAGATCACACGCAGACAGGTCGAATCCTGGCACAAGGCGGTCTTCGATCCGGCTACGGGCGTGGTCGCGATCCCGGCCGGCTACGGGCGGCCGGTCGCATGGGGGTTCACCGCGCCCAGCCTGCCCGCGAACGCGCGCTACGATTTCACGATGACGCTCACGCCGGCGGGCAACAAGTCCGGCAGCGCGTACGTGAACCGGTGGGCGGACGGCGACAACAAGGTGGACGCGGTCACGCAGGCCGTGGAACGCGAGGCCAGCGGCATCGCATGGTACGACTACGCGCATGACGGGATCCGCCAGACGACGGACATGCTTCTGCCCGGGGTCCACGTCACCCTGACCGACGCGGACGGGCGCACCGTCCGATCGTTGAACGGCGGCGATCTGGCCACCACGACCGGCAGGGACGGGAGCTGGAAGCTGTCCGGCATCCCCGCCGGCGCCGGATACCGGCTCAGGTTCACGCCCGCCGACCATACGGACTGGCGGAAGCTCGCCGTCACCGTGAAGGACGCGAAGGACGCCAGCGAGGCGAACGACTCCGACACGGATCCGGAAACCGACGCGAACGGCCTGACCGCCGGCGTCGTCGCCCTGAGGGATTTCCCGGCCGTCAAGGACATGGCCGGCGTCCTGTATTCGGATTCGAACGAGGACCACGGGCTGGCGGGCAGGCTCGGCCCCGAAACCCCCGTCTCGCTCACCGCGTCCAAATCGCTGGCCGGCCGGCCCGGAAACAAGTGGCTGGACGGCGAATCCTACACGGCGAACATCACCGCCGTCGGCAAGGCGCCCGCCGACGCGCTCCCGAAGACCGTCACGTTCACGGATTCGAAGCCCGTCACCCTGAACGTGAAACCGGATTCGTTCACCCTGCCCGGAACCTACCGGTACGAGGTCAGGGAGTCGAAGGGCACGCGCGGCGGCGTCACGTATGATACGTCCGTGTGGACGGTCACGGTCACGGTCACGGACGATCCCGCGACCCTGCGACGCCATATCACGGCCACCGCGGCGACCGGCGGGAAGACGGGCACCGCGATCGTGTTCCGCAGCACGTACACGCCGGCCGGCATATCCGTCACGTTGAACGCGTCGAAGAAGCTGATCGGCCCCGGCTCGCAGGATGTCAAACTGGTGGCCGGCCGGTACACGTTCCAGCTGAAGGACGCGGACGGCAACCTGCTCCAATCCGCGACCAACAAGGCGGACGGGAGCATCACGTTCCAGCCGATCCGGTTCACGGCCGGGGATCTCGACGGCGGACAATCCGCATCGCGCGACTACCTGATCGTGGAGAAGGACACGTGCGGCCCCGACTGCAAGGCGGACGCGACCGTCCACCGGGCGCACGTCACCGTCACCGACGACGACGACGGGCGGCTGGCCGCGACCGTCTCCTACGACGGGAAAACGGACGCCCCGGTCTTTCGCAACACGGTCACCCCGTTGACGACGCTCCCGTTGACCGGCGGCCGATTGGACGACCCCATGCCCATCGCGTACGCGCTGCTCCTGGCCGGAATGCTCGCCATGGGCACGGCCATCCACAGCCGGCGCAGGCACGGGGCGCACTGTGCATAGAGCGGAAAGATAGTTTTGAGCCAGCGCTTATTTTTTGCACTGGCTCTTTTTTTGTTTTGACAACCCTGCCGTGAGACAGGGAATCCCCCGCCTCCACAGGCGGGGGAGGAAGTCAAGCTGATGGCATATCGCTGTATCGACACGTGGCCTATCGGTGCAGTTTCCCATTTTTTTTGAAGCTGATTCGTGGATTTCGTCCCACACGTAGTGGCCTATCGGTGCAGTTTGGTTGTATATGGGAGCTTTTCGGCTTCGAGAACGGGCTGACGTTCTATCTTTTTCTGAGGTAGTGGCCTATCGGTGTAGAACCCGTTGCATCGGATAGTGGCATATCGGTGTAATCCCGCCGATTCGTTGATGGCCTATCGATGCTGTTTTCTTGTCTCTGTTGATGGCCTATCGATGCAAAAACCTTTCTTCCGCAGTATTACTGCGTTGCTTATCCGACGGTTCCATGCCTTGTATACTGCCACTATCCGGCACTTTTCGCGGATAGTGGCCTATCGGTGCATCCAATGATGGACTATCGGTGCAATCGCCTTTGACGATGGTCTTGCAACGTGGAGTATCCCTGCAATGATAGTGGACTATCGCTGCTGTTTTAGTGACCTATCAGTGTCGTTTCCGTGGAATATCACTGCCGAATCCGTGGACTATCGGTGTAACGAACCTGCTCAAACCGCTTCTCCTATAAGGGCTGACGGGCAGTGCTTATAGTCATACTACATACTGGACATACTCTTTTATAGCAGTAAGAACGAGAACGAACGATAGTGGCCTATCGGTGAATACATTTACACCGATAGGCCACTATCTTGATCTCCTAGGAGGGTGTTGTCCACTTGATTTCCCTTGCGGAGTCGAGCGACGGCCATGATTCTTCTTGCTTCTGGTGATTTCGCCGGACAAAAGGAAATCCTGAACAAGATCGTGGCCTATCGCTGTATTGTTTTTTTGAGGAACGTCACCCCCTCTTCTGCGACGATCCACCTGTTTCTGTTGTCTAATCGGTTGTTTCGGCGGCTTCTTCGACCGTCCGAATGCGTTCTCCGATCCATCGCATGACCGGTACGGCCATGCTGTTGCCCAACGCCTTGTAACGGGGACCGTCCGGAGCGTGTTCCTTGTTCCGATATGGGATATCGGTGTAATCGTCGGGGAAGCCTTGCAAGCGTTCGCATTCTCGTGGTGTCAGCCGACGGACGGTGAGACCTCTCTTCTCGCGGCCGCCTGTTATAGGCGTTTGGATGTTATGAGTGGACAATGTGGCGTGGATTAAGGCACCTTTCCCGCCGCCGGGTTTCCCGCCGTGAATCTGCAAGGTGACAGGCTCATCTTCAGCAGGATAGATGAGCGGTGGATCCTTCTTCGCGTGAGAAGTCAAGGTGGGAGCCAAGTTCACGCTGGTCATCGCATTCGTCTGACCATCGGCCCGGCAGATGTACGTCTGCTGTTTGATGCCAGGCTGCGCGGCCAATGCGCCTGAGACTTCCAGTTCACGGACTTCGTCACGCTGATTTGAAGCGAATGCGACAGCCGGATTATGGTCGGTTTTCAACGTGGGCGTCACGTCTTCCGACAAGGCGAAACCGCCGCCTTTCTCCGTGATTCCCGCACTCGGATTAAACGCGATAGGTGCCACTTGGACCAACGGAACCTGGTTGCCTCCGGTTCCGGCCCATGCGGTCAATGTCTGGCTGACGTCATCTTGCGCATACCGGAGTCTGGCATCGGTCGGATTGAAGTCCAATGCGGCCACTGCGGTGCTGTTCGTCCGATCCAACGTGTTCATCACGTCGTCCTGTTTGACGAGTTTCCCGTTGCTGCCGGTTTGCGCCGTCTGGCAAAGGAATACTTTATCCCGTTCGTCAACGACTACGTTCGCTCCACGGTCAACGCAGGGGGAACTATCGTATCGTGAGGTGAGAGTACCGGCGGCATCATCACCGAACTGGGTGAAAACGCTTTCCTGATTTTGCCCTGACTTTTCTCTCGTGGACAACGTCGGATATACGCCGGAAGCCGGATAAACCCTTCGACTCTGGGTTTCGCCGGGATTCAGGCAGCCAGAATCATGATCTGCTTCTCCAACGCGTTCCTGAGCCTCTTCGGTAAGGGCTTGCCTCTTCTGTCGGCTCGACTGATGATCCCACGACAAGCTTTCGCGCTCAAAAAGTACTTCCGCGCAACACATGGTTCCAAGACTTCCAACAAGGAACACACGCTCGCGTCTTTGGGCCACACCGAAAAACTGCGCATCCAATACTCGCCATGCCAGACCATACCCGAGCGCATCCATCTCTGACAGGAGCTGGCGGTAAGCCTCCCCCCGCTCGCTTGTGAACGCTCCTGGGACGTTCTCCCAGACAAACCAACGTGGACGGAGTTCACGTACCGCTCGAATGTATTCGAACATGAGTCCGGAAGCTCCTGCGAGTCCTTCTCTCTTACCGGCGACACTGAAGGACTGACAGTTGTGAACGGCAATTCCGGCTGCCACATAGCTGTGGTCATCTTCAACCTCCAGGTTATAGACTCTGATGTTCTTCCGTCCGGGAAGCTTTTTGCGCACCAACCCCCAGAAACCGTCTTTGCTGATGAGCGCACTACGGCTGTTGTTGTAGTACGTCTGCGAATAGAATCCGTGTTCGTTGACAATACGGCCTTCGATTACGCATGATTTACGTTTCGGCATCGAATAGGTGACACTGGACGCTTTTCCTAGTCCAGAAGCGAGGATTTTCATGCCTGTGGTCAGGGGCAAGCTTATGGATGTCGTTTTCTTTCCGTTGGACAGGATACAGCCATCCGATTCAAGATACCCGTCGAATAACGCTTGCCGCCACTCGCGTTTCATACCGAAAACCCATGATGGTAGGTTTTTCCCCGCTGCATGTATGCCGAAATTGGTGGTGAGCCAGTCGAATAATGCCATAGAGGAACAGGTGAAGCGTGTGGTTGAAGGTTGCTCCACCCTCCCGAAATGAAGGCCAGTATCTTCCAGCTTCTTCTCTAGGTCATCCGCAAGTTCATGAGCACAGCAGACGTATACCCGTTTCATATTCGAATTGATCCGGTTTTTACGTTTGTGAGAGTTTGCCCATCCATCGCCCAGCCATCGGCCTACAAAATAGAAGAAAGGGGTCGATAAGCTGATTCGCACATGCGCTTCAGTTTCATTCGGGTCGGGGATAGGCAAACAAGCACCTGTAGCATTCATATTGAGCCACATGCGTCCGGGCATATTCTCAGCTTCAAGCCACTTCGGTTCCTCCAGTTGTCTGATGTCCAAATGCTTGTTTTTGGTTTTGCCCGTTGACCAGAAAGGATGGTTGGGAGTGCATTCCAAAGAAGATACGCCTTGGCCTTTCAGAACAATAGTGTCCGAAATCTTGGAGCCAGTTTGAATAACTCTCCGCCACCGGTTCAGGTGAGTGAGCACCATGTCTCCGACTTTGACTTCCTCGATGGGTTTCAAGCGTTCCGACGTCAATATGAGGGTGCCCGATGGGAAGCATGGCGAACCGCCCACAACCAAATCGGCCTGCCCTTTATATGGGTTCCAGTCGATTTTCGTAATATCCCCGAGATTGGGAACATTCGGGTAATGGTGTTGCAGGACGGTTGAGGGGAATGGGTCGATTTCACTGAAGGCCAGCGGCTCCCATCCCAGTGGATGCCATGCGACGGTGGCGGCTTCTATTCCGCTGAAGATGCTGACGTATTTCAC